GAATATAACTCAGTATCTTCAAGACCTGGAAGAAAGTGAGATTTAGCTTTTAATAAAAATTCTTGTAAAAGAAGGTTATATAAATTTATTACATCGGATCCAGATTCATGAAAAGATATAAAAGTTTTTTCGAATATTAAAGAATCTTTTTTAGATGGGTCTATATATGAAATATTTCCACTAAATCCTCTAGTGCATTCTTCAAATGTGGTCTCTGTCTTTGTTTTATAATAGATAATTTCATCATCAATTCTTATTAATCCATTATCTTGAGGAAATCCTGCAGTAGATTCTACTGCGATAGTGAAATCGAATAAATCTAATTCTTCAGTTAATACTGTAGATTCTTTAGAATTTACTAAATTATCTAATTTTTTATATGCATCTATATTCTGAAGTATATCCGCAGGATTTCCGGGTGATTCTAAGTAGTTGTAATATTCTTTTAAAAATTCTATTAGTAAAGGACTTTCATCTCTAACAAAAGATGGAACCTGTGATTGGACAAGTGAACTGAGTTTTACTGTATTTTTCTTCATTTTACTACTATCTTGTTAAGAATCCTTGCGAATAACTTGAAGTTCTAATATATGTAGTTCCCGATGGATCGGATCCTGAGGATATACTATCGGAAATCATTATTACTTGGCTGTTTGAAACATCCAACTTTAGGTATAAATCTTGCAATCCAATAACATCATTAGACTCTGGTAGAGCTGATATTTGAATTATTGGTTGTGAATTTTCTGTTTTTTCTGCGGACTTAATAATCACTGGGAATAAATTTATCTCACCCCTATCATAATCAATTGTTCCAGCTTTACTTTTAACAACCTGAGCAGTTCTTGTTCCATATAGTTGGAAGAAAACTACATCTCCAGTAACACCATCATCAGAAGGAATATCTCCGAGATAAACAGTTCCATCAATTCCATCAACTTTAAATCCAGAAGATCTAATATTATATCCATATTCTTCATTACGTATTATTTGGAAAGAATTTCCAAAGCAAATTTCATATTGAGCAAGTTTGTTGATTTCGGGAACAAAATCTCTTCTAATCTCAACTAACGTGATATTAGATGTAATTGATGGGTGACTATCATCTATTATTTTCTGAACTTTACTATACTTAAATCTTGAAACGGTTCCAGACAGTTCAGAAGATGATGAATATTTATTGAGAGCTTCTATCACTGCAGTTTGTGCAGAGTTTGCTGATAATACTTTATTCTTATTGTAGTATACATTACTTATTATCTCAACATACAAGAACTTCATATCAATTATTTCATTTTGTATTCCAGACATAGAATATCCCTTAAGGATAGTCTTTAAATTTCTTTTGACTTGTTCTGGTACAAATTGTCCAAATTTTGGTTTTAATGCAATAAAAACTTTTCCATATTCTGGTGGATCTAGATCTTCTCCACCATAAACTTTGACTGCTTCAGTTTCTGGATAAATGAAAGGCATTAAAGCTTCATAATCAGATGCTGTAACTGCTCTATTTTGAGCCGCATATACCTTTGTTGCATACTTTTTAATTGATGAAACAGATTCTATCTCTTCACCACTTTCGGAAGATATTAGAGTTTCAATTGGTGATATTCCAGAAGTTATAATTTTATCTTCATTATCAAACAATCTTCCACTAAAAGTAAAGTTTTTTATACCATTAGCATCAGATCCATTAGTAACAATATATGATACTTCGATATAATTTCCCGTATTCAATTTTTTTCCAAAAACGCCATCACCAAATATTAACTCATATTTTTGATCCTCTACTTCTTGAACAAAGAAAATATTTGCTTCTGATTGTGCATCGAATAAATTATTGATTAATCTAAACCTATCTGCGCTAGAACTTAAATTATTAGGTCTAACTAAAACATTCAAGGTTGAAGTATCTACATTAACATTATCAATAACAAATCTTGGGTCTGGAGCAAATGGATCTACAGTAAAATAACTTGTTAATAGTATTCCCTCATAAATCGTAATATCTCTAAAAACAGCTAAACCCTCTACAACTGGAACAGTTATATCATCTGGAACAGAGAATGTATATGATGCTTTTCCCAAATTTGATGCAGAGATACAAACCATCCCCTTTTTAAGGGTTAATGTTACTGGTTTCTTAATTTGATCTTCAAATGATACGACAAATGATATCTTTGCTCTTGCTGCAACTCTAGACCTTGGGACATATCCAATATTTCTAGCAAGAGAAACAACATTTTCTCTTAATGTAGCACTATCAATAAAAACTTCATTGCTAACCATATTAGCATTGAATGAAGTTATGTATGTATTATAAGCCAAAGTATCGATAATTACTGATAAATTAGATCCTTCAAAATCATAATCTGTGAAATTTGAATTTGATCTAAGATAATCAACAATCGATTGTTTTATCTCTTGGAAATCTAAATTTGAAAAATTTACTAAGGACATTTATCTATCCGTTACCTAGTTGGCTGTAATACAAATGATAGTTGCTGTGGGAGTATATCAATACCTACTATTTTGTAAGTAATGTCCACATTTAGAGTATTGTCGTCTGGTGTATCCAAATCTATAGAAATAATTTCAACTCTTGGTTCATAAGCTTCTATTACAAAACGAATTTCATCTGCAAATATCGGAAGAGTTGCCTCATCAAGATTTTCAAATAGCAATTTAGATACATTCGATCCCAAATTTGGGTTAAAAAACCTTTCTCCTTTAGATGTCAGTACTAAATTACGAACTGCTCTAGCAATAGCACTACCATCTTTAAGAGCAACCAAATCATTTGATATTGGATTTGATTGAAAGGACATACTTATGTCCTTAAATCCGGTTAGTTTTTTCTCGAAGGGCATCTAAATTGCTATAATTTAATATTATTTATTTACTATATTTTATTTTTTTATCTCATATAATGGTTCAGTACCATAATCCCAATCATCATAATCTTCATCGTTTCTAATTTTCTCATGTAGTTCATTTTGAATAACAAAATTATGCTTTTTGGGGGTCAAATCATCATTATTAATCTCTCTGAGCATCTTTTGTTCCATAGATTTCTCCTGATTTGAACAAATCAGAACTTTTTACGGGGTTGCTATCCCGAATTTCTTTAATTTCGTAGATAAAATCGTCAGAAGTCTCTATTTTTCTACGGTTTTCTACAGAATATTCGGTTAAATCTATTTCATACCCTGGATTTTTTGTGATTCTATTTCTAATCCATGCATCATCATACCATAAAATTTTATTATTTGGATATGCGTAATAATTTCCGTTATCCATTTTAAAAAAATGAGCACATTTATGCTCTGGAGTTTCGCTAAAATTGGTATTTAATGTGGATTTTGATTCCCAAGACCAATCAAGAGTGAACATATATGTCCCTTCATTCTTTTTTCCTTTATAATTGATTAATTCGGCTCTCAGTCCAGACAATCTAGATCGTACTTGGACATCAATATAAGGAGAAAAGCAATCCCACCACATACAGTCTAACAAATCAGGAGCTGGCGCATCTGGTTTCCAGCAAAATGCATGAATAGGTCTCCTTGTCCAATTAACACCATTTTCCAAAAATGCTTCAAATAAAGGAACACGTTTTTCTATTGATGCTACAGAATGCACATCACATAATGTTACTTCTCCATGACCTTTTTTATGATTATATAAGAACTCATTGCGAATATAACAAGTAAAAGTTGGAAGGTTATGATTTAAATATGCCATATATTTTATTGTACATTGAGATCAAACGGCTTCCGGTCATCTCCGGTGATACCATACTACTACTTATAATAAAAAAGAGGCATCGAAATGCCTCTGAGAATTAATTACCTTGTCCGCGATATTTCTTTTTCCTACCATTACGAGAAGTTGCTGAAAGTAATGTACGCGCTGAACGTCCTTGACGAGTCTTTTTAGGGGGTCCGGGTTGAAAAGTTACTTTATTAGATCCACCTTTAGCCATTAGATTTCCTCCAGTTTAATTTCATTAGGGTTAATATTATTCTCAGGATCCTCAAAGTAATTAAAAGCAATATCTTCAAGGATCTCTGCACAGTCTTCATGAGAGAGATTCTCATAGAGAACCTCTCCTTGATAAAGAATGTTAAACATCAGATTACGCGAATCTTCTCGTGACCGACACGAATGCGTGGATCACACCAGATCTCAAATCCTGCTTCTTTTGCATCGAGACAGAATGAGACATCTTCTCCACACATATCTTGTACTGCACCAGATTCAAAGACTTGCATCTTAGGTGCAAACCAAGGATATTCGAGATTCTCAAATACTCCTTTCTTAATTAGAACCCAACCAAAACCTGTATAGTCTACAGTGAAAGGCTTGCGACGCTTCGACATGCTATCACCAGTCTCGTGATTCATGACTCCACCATTATTGCGGAAGTCTTCCTCTTCAAGCCAGTGAGCAACTGATGTAGTACGACCATCTTCAGTCATATACCAACCTGCTGCTACTTCACGCTCTTCACCGTCTGCGGGAAGCGCGAGATCGCAGAGTTGCCAGAACTTCTCAGTGTTGAATACGATATCGCTATCAATCCAAAGTTGATAATCATAAGGAAGTTTACCATCCCAAGGTACTTGCTTTGGACCGCGCAATACGTTCGCACCAAGACACTTACAACGTGCGAAGTTTACCATCGATGAGTAATCTTGTGAAATCTGAATACTCATTCCATTTTGTACAAGATCAAAACAAAGTTGTACAAATGATTTTAGAAATTGAAACGAGCATCCTCGACCAGGAAGGCAAAACACAATTGTCTTCCCTCGCATACGCTCTTTAATTGCTTCATAGTCCCATTCTAGCTCTGCTTTCTTGGGAGTTGCTGCTTTAACAGTGAATCCTTTTGCCATAAATTCAAAAATTCTTCAGTTCAATTCTACAGTGATATTTAGTCTAAGTCAATAAGATGCTTCTGCGATTACTGACTTATTGACTTGCAGTTCTTCGTATTGCAAGTCGTCATTACTTACTTCTGTGTATATCTCAACTAACCTATTCAAAGTCTCCCATACTTGCTTGAATTCCGACTCATCTAAAGAATGATAGATGCACTTCTCCTTTGCGTATATGTGATAAACCTTATCCATGATTTTTTCTCCGCGAAATTTTTTTATCTTCGGTATATTTCACCACAGAATTATATATCAGAATTCTCAGAGTTTCAATTAAACATATCGAAATATAATAAAGTTCGTCCATGGGACCAATCGTAGTACCATAGAGATCCTCGTATATAAACCTTATGGGGTTAAATTTTTCTGGAAAAATTTTTTTAATCAGCATGATAACTCTCTCGCGTTTTTGGTTCGTTGTAGGTTAGGGTAGTTTGCGTTTTTTAATAAGGGGGGCGCTACACGGCCCGCCGACATAACGATACCATTATATAATACACTGTCCTATGCCCTACTGCTGCACGAACGAATAAAAAAGAGGGGCTATTCGTGCCCCTCTACTTTACCATAAAAACTATCAGAAGTCGATCCACTCGCTTGTGGGTTGAGTGAAGGAAGATTGAGGAGTTGCATCATCAGCACCCCCATTATCAATGCTGTCCAGAATCGAAAGAATTTCATTACCAGTGTTACCTTGACGGAGCATACCGAGGATAGTTTCGCGGGTCATGAGAAAGTTAAATCAAAGGGGTAAGTTGGTGGAGTCTTTATAGGGCGCTGCCGTTCCCATTGATATCAGAAACCGATCAAATAATCTGCTGCCTCTGCTGCTTTCTTACGATTAGCATAGACTGCAACCTCTCCATCAAAGGTAAGATAGCGATACTTCCAACCAAGAGTTTTGTTTTTGAGAATTACTTTGTGAGAGTAGAGTGCAATACCAAATCCAGGTTTTTGACGAGTGATGATGTAAGGAGCAGGAACGGAATTGTCGGGGGTGCTAACGGTCAGCATGATGAGTGAGTGTTAAGTGGGAGGTAAAAGTTCAGTTCAGACGCATACCAGAGAAGAAAGGAATCGTGGTGCCGTCAGACATACGGAAGAACCAATCGTAGTTCTTTTGGTATACACTTTCACCACCGATTCCATGAGCGTGAAGAATAGCATTCAGGCGGGATTTGGTGGTGGTGGTTTGATGTCCGCCGTCAAAGATTTGCATCCAGGTATCACCAATGATTGCGATGATGTGACCATAGAGTTTCACGACAGAGGTGTCATTTAAAGAGCAATAGACAACCTCAGTATTATCTTTTTTCCAATCCTTGCAAGCAGCGATAGCGGCGTTCATCTGCTGTTCGATCTTACGCATGGTTTGAGAAGCGATTGATTGGGGTTGGGCGGTCCTCACCTCCGCCCTTGGGGGGTTCTCCTTCCTCCCCCCTGATGAACATAGTATGCCTCAGATCAGGGGGCAGTGGGGGGATCAGTGGACAGTTCAGTAAGTGTACACCTGAGCATTGACTTCCTGCAGGAGTTTTGCTACCTTATCCTGCTGCAGTTTGAATACAATTTGAGAGTTACGGTTAGCCTCACTCAGTCCCAGAAATGCCTTGACTCCATTGTTACTGGTGACGCGAATTCGCAGACCACAATCATACTCCTTCACACCATCAGTAAAGAGTAGACGACGGGAACCTTTTGCCTTACCTTTGAGGAAAGGAGTGTAACCCAGTTGAATATAACGAACTGCGGGATGATTGTCTGCCTGGTAGACATACAAATTACGGTTCACAGTATCATTCAATGCGAGCATCATTTGACTATTCGCATCAATCATTTGTGTCTGAATAAAAGAAACCAACTGTTCGGCAGTGAAAGAGTCAAGAACTCCGCTGCAAACGTTATTAAAATCCTGGCGAACTTGCTTTACAAAAGAAACAGCAGAGCGTTGGGATTGTGGGAGTTTACGATACTCTTTAATTTGGTCAAGAAAGGGGGCAAAGGTATCACCAACAACGTCAGAAACCTTGCTAGTGTTAATCCAATCAAACGAACCATTCTTAACACCTTTCTTGTGTTTGATGGTCCACTTGATGTTACGATCGGGATCAAATGCATCTGCTTTGTTCTTTGTTCCGCCGAGCAAAACAATAGAGAGAGATGCAAGATCAAAGTAAACCAAAAGCTTCGAAGTATCGCCTTCGTTCTTGATGCCTTCGTAGTGGACTTTTCCAGTGATGTCGAAAGTCATTTTTTTAGTGTGGTGTTCCACAAATAGGGTTTAAATGTGTTCCGTCTTTATAGGGCGCGGAACGTTCCCATCAATTAAGCAGCAATCAGAGATTCGATGTTCACCTCCCGCGTATTCAGCAGAGAGTAATCATAACCCTGATTCTCCTGCAGATCTACTTGATAGGCAGTCGCAGCAGAGAAGCAATCAAACAGGCGGAGGGAATCGAAGGACTCGCCCTCATAATCCCAACCACCGATCACAGCGTAGACTTTCATCTGAGGCGTTTCGTTTGAACTGAAGTCAGTATAGAGGGCAGGAGGGGGGTCTGTGGGCAGTTGGTGGACAGTTGCTCAACCGTCTGACTCGGCAGGTTCGCCTAACAGTTCGGGATAGTATTCGTTACACTCACTGAGCAATTCTTCATCAGAATACTTAGCATAACCTTCATCAAGATAATCATAACAAAGCTGGGTCATCGTCTTGAGATCCATGTCATCCAACATTTGCTGAATGAGAGCATCTTGGAGTTCAGAACGGTTCATGAGTTTCAGTTTCCGTTGATAATGTTCCAGAATTGTTTAGAGTTCATTCCAGGAATGTGGGGGAAGTTCTTTTCATAATACCCCGTCACATGCCTGACCCATGCTTTAATTGGGTTCATTTGGAACCTCTTGAATGACTTCAGTAACAGTGATGATTTGTTTGTCTTCGTTGATGTAATCGGTCTGAATCAGGTTAGGTGCAACCTGCATCATTCCGACAATGTAAGCAGCAGCAATTTCAATCATGATTCAATAATCGTAATCAGCGTTCAGATACTCATTCAGGTTGAATGATTTTTCATCTTTGAGTTCAGGAATGTCCAGGTCAAAGATTTCACCAGGCATGTCCTGGATTTCGGACCAGAGTTCATCAAACATGATCAAATCTCCTTGAAAGAATCAGTTACCGAAGAAAGAATCAAACTCATCTGCAACACGTTCGATCAGATAATCGGTTGCATCAAGATCAAAAACATTGCAGACAAAATCTACACAATCATTCAGATCTGTGTGATTGTTGCACATAAACTCACGAAGGGCAGGTGCAATCTCCAGATCGAACATGTGGACTTCGGAGGCAGTGGGCATCGCGGTTGTTTGAACTGAAGTCATTATAGGCACAAGGGGCGGCGGTTCGCTGGTCAGAGTGGACACCCTGCAGACCGTCACACGAGCGGCTGCCCTGGGTATACCTAACCCTTATGCTGCTGTTTGAAACCTACCGCTGTTGAAGTTGTGATAACTGAAGACCTCACGATTCACGAGTTTGAACATACCAAACTCATTGGTCATTACATAACCCTCAGCATCAATACGATTGCCGTTCACATAAGCAGCAGGACCATCATTGCGGCACAGGAACAAACAATCATCTTTGATAGACTTCACCAATGCCCACAAACGAATCAGGTTAGGATCACAATCAAAGTCCTCTGCAGCAACCTGTTCACCAGCACGAATGCAGGCGTTGATTTGCTGTTTGATCTTTGCTGCTTCCTTATCAGTTACGAACTGTGCAGTGGTAGACATTTGACGAGCAAACTCTACAACTTCCTTTACATCAGCAAACGATTCTTGACGATAAAGAATGTATGCTTCAGGTTTCACAAACTTAACGGTTTCAGTATCATTCCAGACCGCACGATCAGGCATTGCTACTGCTTCACGCAGATCATTCTCTGCAAAGTAGCACGTATGAGGTGCAATGATGATCTCTTGAGTTACTACTTCACCAAACTTGTAAGTAATCGTGTTGGGGCAATACTCATCATTACCGCCAAAACCGATAAAATCACCTTGGTAGACAGTATTGGTGCGAGGAAGATAATCGAAGCAAGAATGCAGAATAACCGCAACCTCACCCTGATAGAACGCATCAATTTCTTCATGAGAGTGAGCAATGCGAATCTTTTTCTTGTTAAAGACTGCTTTAGTTCCTACAAAGAACTCACCGTTTGCGGGGTCGATTCCCCATACAATTGCGGGAGCACCATCAATCTTAACGCTGAGAGTCCCAGCGTTAACGAACCAATCAAGAACAGTAAGGTCGCCCGTGAGGATAACATCTTCGGGGTGTTCGAGGTGTTTGTTTTGCATGAGAGTAGTATGGCGCATCTGGGGGCGCTTTGGGGGATTTGGTGGACAGTACGGGAACTGGCTCACGAACCCTCTGGCTGCCGCCCAGGATGCCCTAGAATAGGGTCACAAGCGAATGAGGGGAGATGTATCCCTGCAGACGACAATTATCGACACTGAAGCAGCCTTAAAATATTATAAAACAAAATATAAAAAAAGGGAGGCATTGTGCCTCCCGATTTGATTCAGTGATCACGAAAGATGTGCATCGAACGATAAGAAGTTCCATCGTTACATGCGGTGAAATCATAACGCAACGAAGTCTCCCAAGTTGCTTCCCAATCCACTACAATTCCAGAAGGGAGATCATAACCCATCTCATCATAGAAAGACTCAGTAAACTCTGCCTCATCATTGAAGCATCCCTGATAACGCTCATCACAATCTTCGATGTCACTCATGCAACCCATTTCACCAATGAGAGCATCAACTGCCTCATAACCGATTGCTTCACCACAACGAACATATTCTTCATAGTATGCAACGAAGTCGTCCTCATTGTAGGTATCAATGAACTCCAGCATGTCATCCAGAGCATAGCTCTCATCGATCAATTCATCGATCTTCTCAACAGTTTCGGTGTTGAGGGTTTCTTTGTAGTTAGCGGTGAGAGTGATCGACATCTGTTGAATTTGTTTGAACTGAAGGTACAATACACGGGATGGGGGACCTTTGCAATCCCCCTTGGGACACTTCTCAGACCGTCACACGGTCAGCTGCGATTCTCAATAAGAAAGTTTATTGAGAATCAAACTTCTGCAAGTTTACGAAGGTTATTCATGATATCGTAGATCTCCATTTGATCCATATCTACATGATCAAGATCTACAGGAGCGAACTCATGAAAGTTAACACTACCGTCAGAATATACGGGAGCATAATACAACTCATCTCCATCATCTTGGGAGAGAGAGTATACACAACCGTGCTCGGGGTAAGTGATGAAAATCATGCGAATTCCTGACGACTTGAGTATCATTGCACCAATCTGCCCCCACTGGGGGGATTAGTGGACAGTTCACGAAGCGGCACAAGATGTCTTGACTTTCACCAGATATCGTTTAGATCTTCTACATAAACCTCAACCTTTTCGTCACCTTCAAGATTAAATAGCTTCTCGTAATTAATATCACGAGCATTAAAGTCATTGTATACATCAAACTCTAGAGTAACGCGAACACGCTGCTTTTGACCGTGAAGATAAGAAACCATTGCCCTTTTGAGTAACTGTGAACAGTATAATACAATTCCAGTGTCCAGTCAAGGGACACATAATACACTGGCACATGTCTCGATAAATGTATATATGTTATATGATGTACAATATAGAGTGTATATGTGAATGTACACACACATCTAGATGGTGTGGGAAGGGGTGAGTGGGGTGAAGCACGATTCTCGCACTATACGCGAATCTAGTTGCATACCCACACATTCTTGCACTCTCGCACATGAATCTAGTTGTGTTATATGATGATATGATGAATCTCGAAGAGCTAGTTGAGACTTATGATGATCTAGTTCTATTATATGATGATGCGCGAATCTAGTTGTATTATGTGAATCTAGTTGTGTATATGATGATCTCGAAGCATGATGCGAATCTAGTTGTGTGTTGCGGAATCTAGTTCGCCTTATAAGTATACAGGATCTCGAAGGTCTCGTCAAGTTTTTATGTGCGCGACCCCTGATAGGATTTTTGCCCGCCCGCTTGACTTTTTTGAGGTCTTGTGATACAATGCACGCTAAGATCACAAGGTCTCAGCACATTTATAAGTACAATTCTATCTTATTCTCAATAATAATTGATATTGAGAATCAAATACAACACACAACTATATTTTTTAATACATTTTTTTTAATTAAAAATAGGTTAATTAAATGCAAACATTAGATAAACTCTTTAAAGAAACGTTTGTTATCAGTAAGGATATAAAGACAACAGAAGTAGATTATGTTTATAAATTCAGCAATGTATTTCAAGATCCAGAGAGTGTATTGAACTTTAAGAATAAACTTTCACTCTGGGAATCAGAAGAGGGATCTAAACCAGGAGTGAATAGTTTAATGCTACCTCACTGGACTACACAATACATTTGTGATCAATTCATTCCTGATAGTATTGATTACATTAAGGGTGAGACTGTATACTTTAATAATACTCGATTTAATTACTTCTACTATAACAATAAGAATATTCACTCAGAACCAAAAACATTAAGTTCTAATAACTGTTTATTGCCTCATTGTGATCCTACATTTGCATTCAGGAATTGGATTCTATTGGTGAACTTATCGGAAGATCCAATCACAACATGTTTCTGGAGTTACATGTATCAGAAGCGCATCAATCATCAAAAAGAGCTTAATGAATTTGAAGATTATACATCATACAATAACATTAATGAAGATAATATTGATGAGAAATTAAGTCATGGTTTATTGAGAAAACAGTTCCCATTAACATATGGATTTAATGAGGCAATTATCTATGATGGTAATAGATTACATCAACCAATCATTACAAAGAACTTTACAAGAGAGAATCCAAGACTTGTATTAAGAGTTCAGATTAGAGGAAGTGATCTTACACCTGATGATGTTTGTGATGGTGATGAGGGTTTTGAATAATCAATATCATTCCAATGTCGAATTACACCTGCAACAATAAAAGCATTAGTGATCAAATAGGATAGAAAGATAATGGTCCGAATGATTGCGACTTTATCGGACTCACGATCACACTTGGATGCTTTTTCTCCTAATGCCTTTGCCCACCAACGCCAGGCATTTTTTTGTTTTTTACTCATTTCCTCCTTCCATGAATAGGACATTCGACATCAATCCATTTCTTATCATCAGGCATATCTTCATTATCAAGTACAGGACAAATACATCCTGCTGCTACTGCTTCAGGTGATCCAGGAATATATCCATTCCAGGCTTTCATAGGATCATTGGTTGTAACCTTCATCATACCTTGATCCCACATATCTTTATTTGAATTGTCCTCATCAATAATTGTATTCTCACTAGGGAAATTACTATTGCGATCTTTTGCTAGAAAACTGGAATCAAGTTCTGCACGTTTGTTATAATATTCTGCTTCCCGTAGATTATACTCTTGACACTTTTTCTTCTCTTCTTCAGATGCGGCACGATCACACATCGCATTCAATTCTTCATCAGAATACTTAAGTGCTTCCATATCACTATGTCCCCATGGAGGCATAATATCATTGGAATTGGATTTTTTTACAGTATGATACAATGCCCAATACCTTTTCTCCCATGACTTTTCATGTTTCTCAACCCATTCAACATCTTGCTTGATTTTATCCTGAATAATATCAGGTAGATCTTCAGACATAATCAGATCATATTCTTCTGCTACCTCTCGCATCACTTTCTCATCATAACCTTCATTAAAGGCAAGAGAACATCCTGCTTGCATTACATTCTTTTGACTAAAACCAATAGCCATCAAAAACTTCTTAAACATCGAAGCATATTGATGATAACTCAGTTCAAGACTAGGAGATTCAATCGTGATCCTCTCATCATCAATAAGTTCAGGGAATGATGAATGATTATAATATGGTGGAATAGCCTTGCTAAAGTATTCAAACTTCACATACCCTTCAGTAGCCATAAGTCCCCTTGGTTGTTATCTGATAAGATTGTAGCACACCATTCACAAAATGAATACGACATGTCGGCCAGTTCTCCCACTGTCCATTCCAACTTGACGGATACACCTCCACATAATCTGTAATAGGGAATGCTTGCACCTTTCCATGCTTTCCTGTTGGAATCCACTCATAATTCAAGAATTTAATCTCTGGATCATATCTTGGATCATCCTCTTCAATAGTCTCAAATGTATGAGTTTCACGATAAGTAGTGGTCCACAATTTACCAGCTGGATCAAGCCAATAGTGACTCATCGTTCCACCAATACCTTTCTCCATATCTTTAGTCTGACATTCTACTTCTGTAAAGTCAGATCCAAGATCATAAGACGATCTGAAATAGTCAAACATTCCCATTACATGTTACCTCTTTTTCTTATCTATATTCATAGAGAAATCCATCATTTGTAGTATAATGAATTTTTGAAATTCCTGCTTCATTTAATGCTAATTGACAAATCGGGCATGGTTTAGACATTCGAATCTTACCTTGTGGATTTACTCTCGCAACAATGATTGTATCAACTTCTTCCTTACATTTCACCAGTGCAGCAATCTCTGCATGAAGGTAGATCTTTTCCTTAAGACCTACTCTCTCTGCAAACTTTGCTTGAATTGGATGAGACTTTGTTTCAAGATTGGTAGCAGCAGTAACAACCTTATTCTTATTCAAAAGAATCGCACCAACTTGTTTCTTGGATGGTGAAGTCTTAGCTGTTTCAATTGCAAAGTCGTAAATGTTTTCAGGAATCATTTTTTAAGTTCACGTATTTCGCTTTGTGCCCAAAGCATCTCATCTTGCAGTCTTTGTATACGTTCATCAAATGATTTAATCCATTCAATGATCATATAACTTTCACCAGTCTCTTCATTTTTGACTGTGTAATAATAATCATTTCTATCTTCCTCTTCATATGGGTATAACCACATTTCAAGATTAGATACCATCCTCCACAAAAAAATTCTAAGATGTCTCATTTAACAAATTCCACTTCGTTTAGGTTTATCAGTGTCGAACTGATAGAATTTAACATCTTTCATATCTAAGCACATACGAACAGTTTCATGTTCACGATACTCTCTTGGTGTTCCTTTGTACATTGATCTACGCTGATATGCACAACACCAGATATTATAGAAGATTTTAGATTTCTCCGTCAAGATTTACTTTCTCCAAATGTTCAATATGTTCCATAATGACCTTGATGAAGTCATCTTTTGTAAAGGTGTTGAGAATACTTTCCTTAGGATCATTCTCATCCCAGGTGATAGTGAAAGATCCGTCTTGTTCTTCATGTACATTAATCGTCATAATCATCATCCCAAGGTGCTTTGCGATTCATGATTTGTTTAAACCTTTCTACTATAGCAGGATCTGGTGGTTCTTGCAAGCGTTCTACAAGAGCATCAAAGTCTTTTTTTGGTAATACAATACGCTCAGGTTTTGCACCTTTACCCCAGAATTGTTCAAATGCCCATTGATAATTCATATCAATGTATCCACCATTCAATGAAGTCCAGAATGAATTCCAGAGATAATAATCATCAAATCGGAATCCTTCATGACTCATTAACCGATACCACCACCAGAATGGTGTATAACGTAGAAATCGATTTGAAATGATCCACTTATTTAAAAACACTGGAAAGTCCATTATGTCCACCTCCCTAACCTTAGCTTGCGTTCAGGTGAAATCCATGGATTATAAGGATCATCATAAGGATAGATGTATTCGCAACACCATCCCCATGATAATGCCTCCCAGAAGTCATCATATCCAAAATGATTCATCGTAACACGACAATCAATGATATATTCAATATGACGAAAACCTTCAATGAACCATTCCCATTTGGTCATCTGCCAATATTCTTTCCAGGTCATAGTATTATCCACAGTTGGGCATCCATAGTGTAGAGAGTTTGTTTTTCTTTGCAGTGATATTGAAATGATCAACCTGACCATTCTTATGATAGATTCCACACCAGAGGAACCCATCATCCATCATCTCAAAGTGTACCATATCAATGTCCTTGACGACAATTTCATCAGGATTCTTTTCCTCGTTCATTTTGCCTCCCAGAACTTTCCTTCTGGACCACAAGAGTAATCAAGTGATTCCCAACATTTAGCACGGAGCATATCACAGAACCTGCTCTCATTACCAGTCACAAGGTTACTTGAAGTATTTGGTGATGTGCAAGTATCGTGTCGGTGTCCAAATCCAAATAGATGACCCATCCAATCCTTACGATAATACTTACAATCCTTACAAAGTTTGGTCATTATGCTACACCATCAGCACTATCTTTGAATTCTTGTACTCTTGCTAGAAACTCATTACTCTGTTGATACAATCGTGCAATCAAATCTTTGATATCATCAATCGCAATCACGTTATACTCAACATTCATATTTTCACACATAAGAGCATGAACCATACATTCTAGTGTGATTGCCTGCATATGTTCTGGTGTGATTGGTGTGCCGTGAGGCATCCCAGAACATTCTTCATTATAGAAGTGATTATATCGTCGCAGCACAGTATCACTTCGTTCTTTGCGTTCCCATTCATCTTTTTCAATCTCTGCAAGTTTCAGCATAGCATCACCGTGCTTCTCATAGAGTTCATCAAGGGCAGCAAGTGCTTTGTTTTCTGCCTCTCTTTTTTCAGCAATTTCCAACATTTCTTCGTGCGTAAGATTTTCAAGAACAAGGTCTTTTGCAGCATCTTCCATTTTGTGCATATCCTGTTTGTAGATAAGTTCTCTCAACCTCTGTTTTCCATATTCAGTGAGTTCGTGTTTTTTGTTGCGGAGTTCTTCTACTTCTTCTTGAGTGAGATTAACCCAAGGCATATCTTCATTCATCTTTATACTGTTGTGCGTTAAGTGTTCTCCACATTACAATCTGTTCAAAACATTCTCCAAGAGAACGACAGACAAAACTATCTTCATCAATTCCATCAGGACCATCCCAGATTGTAGCAGTGTATCCTTTAGTTGGATGTGGAGTATGAGTAATTTCAATTTTCATTGTTCCCAAGCATAAGATTTTAGAAATTCATTATCTCTTTGAAGTGTTTCAATTTTATCATACAAATCATCAATGATTTCAATCAAAGCATCATAATCAATTGTTTCAGTTGTTCTACCATCCTCCATATCCTCATAGTAGGAATACTGAAGTTGTTGTTTTAGGTTTCGTTCAGTCATCGTAGTTTCTCCCGCATAAGTTTCAGGCACTCATTCCATTTGTAAGAGTTAGTGTCGTGTTCTTTCGGCAACCACTTCTCCACCGCATCTACGATCTCATCGCAACTATCAGGAAAATACCCAAGTCCACTCAGTTCTTCCCAGAGAGTTGGTGGTTTGTTCTCCTCACAATATTGTTTAAAAATTTCATTATAATTTGGTTCTTCAGTCATCGGTCTTCATTATAAAATACAAATCCTGTTGCTGTTTTTTCGCAGTAATAATAATACTCTTGGAATACACCATTCATAAAGTCTTCAAGTGTTTCCAGTTCATCACTACCAGTTGAATGATAACAGTCTAACACAAAATCCTGATATTCACCAACAAAACCACAGAAACGGTCAGGAAACTTTGAAATACTTTTGTCTGGGAAGAGTTCATAGTAAGTATCTAATACTTCCTGTCCGTATTCTTCTAGGATGTCTTCAAGGGTCATTCTTTATCATCCTCCCAGTCAAGATTTACATTATCCCAGTCACTATAATCAACTTCTACATCACCCAGAAGTTCTTGTGCATACCGTAGAGTTCCTCTATCAAAATAACCATCACGGAAATCATCAGTTTGCCCACGTTGTTTATACCAAGTCAGGATACCAAATCCAACATCAGAACAACTTACAACTTTCACATAATTGTTATCACACCAAGTTTCTTCTCCATTCATCTCACGGAGAGCATTTAGAGTAGCACAATTCCAGTTGTGTTCAAGGAAGTTTCCATTCTCATCAAATCCACATTTAGCGTCATCACCAGACCAGTCTTTAACTCTGGTAGAACAACGAGGGCACTTGTAAGTCATAGAATGTAAGGTTGCTGTGGGTCTTCTTTCCAAACTTCCTTGTAAATAATCCAAGGCTCTTCTGTATGTGTCATCTGGGCAGTCCAGTGTCGTCCATTCTCATCAACAGCATCCAGATAATGAATGCGTGTCTTTGGGTCAATCACTCGTGTGACGTGTGTGAATTTTACTCGTTCAATCATTTCAGTTCTGATGTTGTTTGAGGTGAAGTTGGATACATTCCATAACATCATCAAGTGTGGAAGCACTACCATCATAGTAGTAATCCATATTCATTACATCTGTGACTTTGAGTTTGTAATAAAAATCTCCATCAGATGAATACTGATGAATGATGATGTCAGTTTCGTAGTGCATCGGTTTGTTTCTTATGAAGTCATTATACAACCAAAAGGAGCACCTGTGGGATGCTCCTGTGCCAGTTCTTCAAGTGTCTACCCATACAAAAGAAAGACAATTTTTCATAAACCAACGACTAATAGCAGTTGGTTTCTTCCTCATATAATACTTCAAATATCCCGAACCAAATGTGTAATAACCGACTTCTTTACCACCTTCTTTAATTACAAAATTGGAAGTAATATTACTACCAGTCGCAGTAAGTTTAGAGTAATCTAATTTTGCTGGAAAACTTCC